TTTGATAGGGCCACCATATCTAAACATTGGTCTATTTAATGGTCTCATAGTTTACCTAAATTTTCCGAACAATCCGCCGATACCTAATGCTGTACTCAAAGCTGTTGAGAATGGACTAGGGGCTGCAGGAGCTTGGAACTGTTGACCAGCAACGCCTCCAGCAAGACCAGTAATTCCTTGTCCATATTGAGATAATCTACCGAATGGTTCATAAGCTGCAGTCTGTGCTGCTTGTTGATCGGCAGCTAATCGTGATTGATCTAATCCTTGTCTAAATGCACCAAGTTGACCTAAATTAGCTATATCCGCAGCTCTTCCTGCTTGTTGAAAATTAGATAATGCAAATTGATTTTGTGCTAAACCTGCTCTTTGGCCTGCTAAAGCTTGTTGTTGTCCAAACGCTTGTGCTCTTCGCGCTGCTGCATCTGCAAAACCTTGTGCTCTTAATTGTGCTTCAAGTCCTGCTCTACCTAACGCAGTGTCGGCCATAAACTGTCCTTCTAATGCACCTTGTCTGCCACCACCAAATGCACCTTGTGTTATTGCTTGATCAGCAATATTTTGCATACCAGCTTGTCTCGATAAATCAAACTGTCTTAATGATTCGTCAATAACTTGTTGTTGAAATGGTGATTGAAAAGCTGAAATCGATCCTGCCCCGGTCCCTGCTCCAGTTCCCATGAATTGTTGAAGTCCACCAACGTCTTGTCCAGCTTGTGTTATAGCTTGTTGAGCTGATGTTAGAAAAGGTTGAAAACCACCAATACCTTGTGTTGCTAAATTAATAGCTTGTGTTTGTAATGGATCTTCACCAGCAACAAATTGACGACCTGTAAACTTAGCTGTATCTATAGGTGCGGAAGTTGCAGCTGTCAGCTGCTTGGCGTAATCCTTGGCGGTTTCTTGTAAATAATCTGGTAATGCCATTATGCTAATCTACCCTCCAACATTTGTGCTTGATCGAACATCGCTTGTGCAGGATTTTCCATACCCTGAGATTCTTCAGATATCATACCACCTGCTTCTAAATTGTCCATCATGTTTTGCATAACTTCAGCGCCTTTGTCTATGTCACCACCGCCTGCATTTCTTACAGCATCTGCTGTAAATACAAATTCATTTTTGCTAAGTCTAGCCGGCACATCGTCCGCTCTTTCCTCAGCTCCTAGTGGTACAAAACCACCTTCTCTATAATCTTTTTCCATACCACCTAGGTCCATGATACCGCCCTCTGCTTTTTTACTTAGATTTCTTATCATCATTTCTTCTGAAGATTCATAAGGAGCACTTTCAAATTTAGATGTAGGAATAAACTCATCACTACCTAATTTAGCACCAGAAGCTTTAATGCCTCCTTCTTGTAGTCCTATCATAGCGTCATCAAAATCTTTTATGTAGTAAACACCGTCGTCAAATTCTGCTATGCCTTCGTCTACTAGTTGATCTAAAACCTTTTTTCCTTTTCTGCTTTTAGCAGTAATCATAGTATCCATAGAAGCTCCAACGTCATCAGCATAGTCATAACTTGTTTGTATTTCTACATCATCTGTCATTCTAGATAACTTTGTCATAACATTATTTTTTAAATTTTTTATAGCACTACCTGCTTTACCTAACATACTCATTACACCACCACCAACTCTATATCCCTCTCTTGGTATGTCAGCTAATCCACCTTCAGCAGCAAAAAATTTATCTTGCACAGCTGATTTAGGAGGCATAAAAAATAATGCAGATCTTGTAGGATCTTGATAATATTGTCTAGCTTGTTCTCTAATGTCAGCCACCATTGGCTGTACACCTGAAAAAGGCACACCTTCATCAATTTCTTCTTCATCTCCACCCATTAAAAATGGTGCAGCAATTGCAGCAGCACCCAAACCTGAAAGTGCGGCACGACCTAAATTAAATGTTCCATCTGGATTTCTAACTAAACCAGATAATAAATTACCTTTATCAAATAATCCTTTTGCGGCACTAAAGATACCGCCATCACCCATAAATCTACCACTTAAAAAACCTGTAGCATCTCTACCTAATAATCTTGCAATGCCTGGACCACCAAATTTAAGTGCAGCTGCACCTAATGCAACTTTACCTAATGGTGATTTAACAACTTTCTTTACAGCTTTTTTAGCTTTTCTTACAATCTTACCTAGAAAATAACCTTGCCTTGGCTCGTCCAGTGTCATAAGTCCACCCATGTTACGAAGTTGTCTTTCCATATTCATTCTTGAAATTGCCATAGTTTATCCTTTTTATAGTCTTTTTCTCCTATAATCAATCATATATATCTACTAGATCTACTATACCGCCATCCATAAATGATCCCATACTGCCAGATAAATCAGTGTCACCAGAAAATGAGTCTCTGCCAGAGGGTCCTTCCATAAAATCAGAACTATACCCAGCTTGATAACCACCTCTACCTCTATCTCTATTTTCATCTTGAATAGCCCTTGCAGCAGCTTTTTGTAATTCTTCTTGTGCTTTTTCTTGTGCTTGTAATTCTTGTAAATTTTTAAAAGATATTTTTTTACCTAAAGCTAGTCTTTCTAACATGTTGTTAATTCTTGATGTTCTTCTTCTGCCAGATCTAGCAGCTTCTGAATAGTATCCCCCTAATGCATTTTGTCTATTTAATTCTTCTTCATCATAAACATTACCAAACTCGTCTATGACTGCAGCGCCAAGTGGCCTGTTTTCAAATCGATTTGATATTGCTTGTAAGCCTGTTCCTAAAAAAGGAATTCCTGTAGCAAATGACATCAGTCCTCCAGCAATTTGTGCACCTTTGTCTTTTAATCCACTAATTGCTCTTTGAAATATGTTTTGTTTTTTTGGTTCAAATATTTCTGGAGCTGGTTTTATATATCCAGATTGATCTGGTAAACCAGGTGCAGTTGTAATTTGAAAATCCCCTATATTACTAGGTTTAGATAAATCCTCTATTGTAATTCCTTGTGGTGTATAAGAATACATTTTATTAGGATCTATGTCTTGAAAGTTACCTATAAATCCACGAGAGTCTTTTCCTAGGCCAAGAGAAGTTGCATAGTCTCCACTACTACCTTCTCCACTGGTAAATGTACGTCTAGGTAAAACACTCATTACACCAGTATTAGGGTCTGTTGTTTGTATGTTAGGCATTTGAAATGGTGATGCTAAATACCTATCAAAAGGTACAAAGTTAAAACCTTGATCTCTTATTCTTTGGTCTGTAGGATCTAATATCATTTAGTTTCTCCAAATAAATCAAGACTAGGCATTATTACCCTGACGTCTTTTCTAATGTCTTCTTGAGGAATACCTTTGGCTTTCCATTCCTCATCATTCTTGTATACCTCACCTGTCTTTAAATTACTAATAGTTTCTATAATCTCTTTTGGTTTTAATATTGGTATATCTTTCACTATGTTGTTACCTCTCTTGGCTGTATTTCTAATATTGAAGCTATGACGTGCAGCTCGTTCGCGTCAGCAGCTTGTACCTTTAATATCTCACTTTCTTCCATAACAAGTGGGTTTGTTAAAAGTTCTGTGGTTGCCTTAGATGCTATGGCTTTGTCTTTAAATAAATTAAAGATGGTACCACTAGAATTTACTAAAGTAATAGTTATCGTGCTCCCTGATCCAGCGTCCTCGGATACTAATAATGATTTTACTACAGTTGTAGTTGCTGTGGGTACTGTATATAGTGTGGTTAAATCAGTTGTAGTTAAATCTACTTTTTTATTTTTAAAATTATTAGCCATTAATTTAAAAAGAAGTTTTGCGCTTCTACTTCATCCTTTAATTCTTGTTGGTACGTTGTATTTAATTTTTGTATTACAGCATCTAGATCTCTAACTTGTGAGTCTGCTACTTGTTTAGAGTATTCATCACTAGGTCTTGTTAGTATTTGTACTATCTTTGCCATTATCTTCTACCATCTGGTTGTATATCTAATCTAAATGTGCCTAATTTCCAACTTTGAGAAGAAGATGTGTTTGCTACTTTTAAAGCTATCTGTCTTGCTCTTGCACGCGTGTCTACTTTTGTTGTAGATGATGTTACTGTAAATGGTCCAAGTGAAGAACTAGATTTTGCATTATTTGGAAAATCTCTTAATTGTAATGTAACTTGTGTATTACCTGTTTGAGATATAAAGTCAGGTATAAATCTTCTAATCTTCATTATAAATTCACCATCTCCTCTAAGATCAGCCAGACCTGTTGATTGACCAGTAATTCCTCTTCTTTGACTAATATCAAAATCTCCTGACACTATGTTTGACGTTATTGCAGTTACAGATCCACCTGCAACTTGATCTGTACCTTTTTCATGTTCGTAATATATTGTGCATCCATCTGTATTTCCAACAACATCATATGATGCATTACTGTCTGCATCGTAATCAGTTGCATGTGGTAAACCAAATACAGAAGAATCTTGCCATGTTCCCCGTGCCAGTGTTCCTGTTGTCCATACAGGTCTTTGAGATCTAGAGTCTTGATAGTTATAAGTTACACATCTATTAAGAATTGTAGAACCCTCTGTACAATAGAACCAAGTTATCTCCCCAAACAAATTATTTAATCCAACGTTGATTAACTGTCTTGCAGTTGTATTTAAATCATCATAAACAAAATCTTCTACTAAACACATCATAGTTTCAAGATTACCAGCATATTTAAAGAAACCATTTTCTGACATCCAATAAGCAGCACCGTCTACTTCTAATGCAGCGTTTTGTCCTATCAACCCACAGTTAGTTCCAACTTGTACAAAACCAAAAGTAAAAGGAGCTCCTACAAAACGCATAGTAAACAACGATGTGTCTGACCATATGTATATCGCATCTCTTCCTCTAACAGCTCCTACAATTTTAGATCCATCAGAGAGTCTTTGTGTACCTGCTGTATTGGTTGCTGTTGGTGTATATGTATTTATATCCTCTTGATCAGAGAATCTTATAAACATTTCATCTTGTGTTGATGTGTCTCCAATAGTTGTTTCTGTTCCAAAAAATACTAAGTGACGATCTGGTGTAGATACCAACATATCTCGTGATGCAGTTGGTGCACCCGATATAATTGTTGCTCTATTTGCAGTAGCATTCGTTGCATCTGAATCCCATTCAAATACTTGTGCGTTATGTATAAGTGCAATTACTTTACTACCAAAACCATCAATGCTCCACATACCTGGATCAATTACTAAGTCACCAGATGCAGCTTGCCCCCATGCAACATAATCAGAAGTATTTGTAACTGTGTCACCACCATTGTGAGCAGCAGCTGTTGTGTTTCTCACACCTCTTGTTACACCAGATAAAACACCTGATGAAATACCTGTGTAAGATATTTCTTCTGTGCCTATTTGAACAAAGTTTGTACCTGAAGTTGGAAACTGAGATGCGTCTGTTAAAGTAATACCAGTTGTAGCTGAAGCTGAAATACCACTAGTTAAAGTTGTTGTCGCTTCTCCTGACACGGTACCACTCCATTGACCAAGTCCCCAGCCTAATCCCGGTAATTGTTCTGCTGGTCCAACAGGATAATAGTGTCTAACTCTAATCCCGCCCGATGTTGTTGCACCGGATCCTGATTCGTTTGATGACATTGTAATTGTAATTGTCGTTGACGATGGCACACTTGTTACCATAAATTTATTATCATCAAAATCAGATGCACTATAATTAGAATCAGTTATAGTAGAAAAATTATCTAAAAGAACAATGTCTTTTTCTCCTATACCATGTGCACCGCTAAAAGTTATTGTAACAACGGCTGATCCGTTAGTCGTGGTAAAAGCACTTGTAAGAGTGTTCGTAGATTTGATTGGGTGTATGTCATAAAATACACCACCCGAGTATGCGTATAAAATTCTGTTTGTTCCTATAATAGAAAATTTAGTTCCTGACTTATTAACTAAATGAAATAAAGCTCTTGCAGCACCTGTTAATTTGTTCTCTCCTAATTGAGACCAGCCACCTATTTTTTCTGGTGTGCCGTAACGAAACCTAACATTGTCTCCATCAACCCACTGTCCTTCGGCTGTGGTTTCTGTAATCTGTTTGTTGAAACCTGGTAAAAACCCTATTTTTTGTAACATACGACTCCATTATAATACTATTTTACAAAAGATGGTATACCTAGCTTTGGTCTGCCATCAAATTTGTTTTTATCTGCAAATGGGCCATTTACATGATTATAATGTAGAAATACTTGGCCACAAATGTTCCCGTCAAAAGGCTCTCGCCAATGTTCGAGTTCACAGCCACTATATACTAGCATATCACCCACTTCAAGCAAGACTTTTGTGCCTTTGGGTGCATTGGGCTTATGTATGTTTTTATACTCGTCTATGACGTTGCTAGACCCTGTATCGTCGATAAATATAGGCCATGGGTCTCCGCCAAGATTTATTGTAGTAGATATTTCGCAAGACGGTCTGTCTTTATGTCTTTTTAAAATATCACCTTTTTTGTACAATCTAGCATAAGAATAAGTAGGTATTAATTGTAATCCTGTTTCTTGTTGCATTTTAGGTAATACTTTCATCATTAAAGTTTCCATAACCATATCTGCATAATGTGAATAGGTATTGGGAACTTGTTGATCGGTCCAAGTACCAAACATACCAGTATCATATATAATATTATTTTTATACATAAACTCTACAGCATCTCTTTTAAGTAAAAAATAATTAAATATAAAATTAGCTAGCTCAAAAGATACTGCATTTTTAATTACTTGATATTTAAACATTAAAACCTGACTGTATAAAATTAAATGATACAGATATTCTTATATCATTACTTTCGTTTGGTTCAACACAATGCCAAAGCCAAGCAGGAAATATAATTATTCTACCCTCCAATGGATCTACACGAACTTCTTTCCATAAATGTGAAGGTGGTTCTTCTTTTTTTCTATTCGGCATAACCATATGTGCTGTTGATCTTGGATCGTTAAAAACAATTTGACCTGAGTTTTGTGGCGCCTTAATATAGTACACTCCACTAAAATGAGCATTAGGATGTAAGTGTGGTCTGTTAAATCCACCAGGGGGATTTATGTTAGCCCACATATTTCCAATTATAGGTTCCCTCTCTAACCATTCTTCTTTAAATATTTCATTCTGCATTTTAAATAATTCATCAACTAAAGGTTTAAAAACAGGCATCTTGTACATATCAGTTTGACTATGCCAACCTTTTACATTAGTTCTTTTAATACCTTTGTCTTTATTAGCCCATTCAACAACTTCTCTTTCAAATAATCTATTATCTAAATTAACATCTTTAGCATATATAATAGTTGGAAAGTATGCAGCTTTAATCATTTTAACGGTGGTCCCCCAAACCACATTACTAAAGATTTTCTATTACCACGTGTTACTGGCGCAACTCTGTGTCTAATAAAAGAAGCAAAGAAAACAGCTTGACCTTGTTTTAATTTTACAGACTGACCTTCTTTCACTAATTCTAGATCACCGCCTTCAAACTCATTCTCTGGTGATAATAAACAAGTCATAGATATTTTTCTTACAGGTGGCTCGCTTTGAAAATTTACATCATTATCCACATGCCAATCATAAAACCCTCCTTCAGGGTATTCTGTATACTGTGCCATCTCTGTAATTTGCATTCCATCAAAACCAAAATGATTACCATTAGTGGTTTTCATTATTGTTTCAATATCTTTATACATGTCAATCATCTTTTTAAATGGTATCCAACTGATATGTGAGGTTCTTGTTTTGGTATCTATGACTCCACCTTTTATACCTTTATCAGATCCAACTGATGCATTAGTTTTAGGTTCTGACCTACCTGCATCAATAATCATCTGACACTGTTTTGGTGTAAATATTGGATTAGTTGTTGTGACAAGATAAGATTTCCAACGTGGTTCTGTTATCATGCGGCACCTCTATTTTTTATTGGATCAAATTGTACATCACAGTTTGCAGCAAGAGTTCTTCGAATCTCATCAGTTCCATTAAATGGGTAAACACAATGTCTCATGTCATATGGAAATATATAAAAATCTCTAAGATTCATTGGTGGTTGATAATCTATTTTAGCAAACTGACCATTGGCTGCACCCAAGATTTGTAGTCTACCGTTTTGTTGAACATCACTTGCTGAATATTCTCTACCAAATGTTGATGGTAATTTTAAAATCATAACACTAGACAAACCTGTAAATAACATACCCCTATGAATATGAGTTGGATTGTATTCGTGTTGTTTCATTTCGTTAACCCATATTGAATTAAGATGTAAATCATAATCTTTTATTTTATTAAAAGCTAAATAATGTTTAAACATATTCATAAAATAATTTGTAACTACTCTTGGTAATCTGTTATGATTTTTCATCTTTGTTTGATCAGCACCATGATAAAACAAAGAATGTTCGTCTTCTATTTTACCTACTAACTGTTTATTAGCTTTATCCAATCTATTTTTATTAACTTCATAAATATGATTAATTGTATAAAAGACATCAAGAGGCACTTGATATTTTAAAATTGACTGACCTAAAAATACAAAATCAAACTTTAGGTTTTCCATGTTGCGTGATTTGTTCTTTCTCTTGATAACTACTTTCTAATTCACCAGACTTTTTAATTCTTTGTAAAGATTGTAATTGACCCATTACATTAAATATCTCAGCTTCACTTGAATTTTGATTTAATGTTTTAGCTTTTTCAGCATATTGTAATCCATATGATTCTAACTGATGAACATTTACATCTTTGTCATTAAACGATCCATCATTAAATTCTTTTTTTAATTTAGACCACATTTTAATTTCACGCATTCTATGTCTTGCAACTTTCTCCATAGATGCTTTACCAAATCTACATTCATCTAAATCTATTTGATATTTAGTAGCTTTGTACTCATCTTCTTCTTTTTCTATTTTTTTCTCTAGCCATTTAATTTTAGCTTCATTTCTTCTGTAATCAAATGACAAAGCCATTAAATTATCTAAATAACTAGATTGTTCTCTAACACACTGCCAATACTTTGCAGCTTTAGTTGGGTATCTATTATCTTGTAACACAGAAAACCTTGCTTCTGTTTCTGTTCGAAACATTTGTTTCTTGGTCCATGTGTCTCGAAGCTCGTCTACCATACCTTTAAACGAAGACAGATCTTCTTGTGTTAATAAATTATTTAAATGAGGTTCTTCACCTTGTATTACTTCTCTTACATCTTTTTTCATATCTTTATATCCTTCTATTCTTTCTTATATACTTTATTTAAAAATTATTACAAGTATTAAGAAGTTGTAAATGTTACTGTTGTAGATGTTGGTCCAGTCCATTCTTCTGTTGTTCTTTGAGGATTTATACCTGGTCCAGTAAATCCACCAAATATTGCACCAAGAGATGTTGTTCCAGATTGTGTTGGTGCTGTATTAGAAACAGCTGTGCTTACATCCGCTACTTCTGTCCATGAAGACCCATCCCATTCTTCTGTATTTCCTCCTGGCGATGCACCTGCACAAAGAGCAGAAGTATTACTAGCTCCAAAACCACCTGGTCCTTCTCTACTACCAGTATTTAAATCAGATACTTCTGTCCACGCTGATCCATTCCAAGATTCTGTATAAGCTCCAAGAGGACTTGGCGCTCCACCAAAAGCTAAAGCTGATGTTGAAGTTCCTGCTGCTGCTACAGTCATTCTTGCGTTATTTAAATCTCCTACCTCTGTCCAAGCGCTACCATTCCAAGTTTCACAAGTTGCGGTTACTGATCCAGGAGCTCCTTCTCCACCAAAAGCAATACCTGCGGTTGTTGTTCCTGTTCCTCCAGGATTATTATCTTTAGCAGTATTTAAATCTGCAACTTCTGTCCAAGAACTTCCGTTCCATGATTCGTTTATGTCTTGTGCAGGTGGTCCTCCTCCAAACCCTAAAGCTGCAGTTTGTAATCCTAAACCAGTTAAATTTCTTCTTGCAGTATTTAAATTATTAACTTCACTCCAAGAACTTCCATTGTAAGTTTCTGTGTTAGCGGTTACACCTACTCCAGGCCATTGAGTTCCTCCTCCAAAAGCTAGAGCTGCAGTTTGAATTCCAGCTCCTCCAAGTTGAAATCTACCTGGTGATGTATTTAAAGTTCCACCACTAGCCCAAGATCCAGCTAAAGTTTTTTTAACACCTTTTACAACTCTATCTGTTGAGTTATACCACATCTGTCCATTAACAGGAGCAGGTGGGTCTGATGTTACTGTTGTTATATGTGCTCCGCGTATTTCCTTATAAGTTGACATAATTAATCCGTACTTATTGTTTTAGTTGATGTACTAGTTCCACTCCATTCTTCTGTTGCTGCAGTGTCTGTTGTACTATTGTATCTACCTACAGCATAAAACGCAGCCGATGATGTACCTGCGGGAGTTCCGCTTCCACCATATCTAGCTGTGCTTAAATCTGAAGTTTCCACCCAAGAAACTCCATTCCATAATTCTGTATTTGCTATAAAACCAGGTGCTCCTCCAAAAACTACAGCGTCAGTGTATGTTCCTGAACCTGCTGAAGAATATCTAACAGTGTTTAAATCATTAAGTTCAGTCCAAGTGGATCCATTCCATGTTTCTGTGTTTCCTACTGCTGTGGTTGAATAACCACCAGTAGCTAATCCAGCTGTAACAATTCCGTTTCCTACTAGTTCATACCTTGCAGTATTTAAATCGTTTACTTCTGTCCAAGCAGATCCGTTCCATGATTCTGTTACAGCAGTTACTGGCGGTGTTGCACCTCCAAACGCTAAAGCAGACGTACTATCTGCTCCTAATCCATTTAAAAAACCTCTTGCAGTATTTAAATCTCCAGTTTCAGTCCAAGAACTTCCATTCCAACTTTCAGTAAGAGCAACATAAGCAGTCGTTAGTCCACCATAACTTAATGCAGAAGTAGAAGTTCCAGAACCTTCATTTCCACATCTAGCTTGATTTAAATCATTTACTTCAGTCCATGAAGATCCGTTATAAGATTCTGTATTTGCTACTCCTGTAGGAGGAGGTTGTCCTCCCATTATTAAACCTGCTGTTTGAGTTCCTGCTCCACCTAAATCTCTTCTTGCTGTGTTAACGCTTCCTCCAGTAGCCCAAGCACCTTGTGCTATCGATGAATTCCATTCTTCTACTGCGCTTGTTGAATTTGTCTGATTTCCTCCAAAACCAAGTGCTGATGTAACAGTTCCAGTACTTAACGCTAAATGATCTCTAGCTGTACTTAAATCTGCAACTTCTGTCCAGCTTGTTCCATTCCATTCTTCTGTTAGTGCTGAATCAGCGGTAACAAATCCACCAACAGCTAAAGCAGCTGTGTTGTCGGCTCCTGTTCCATCTAAACTTCTTCTAGCAGAATTTAAATCATTAACTTCTGTCCATGCTGAACCATTCCAACTTTCTGTGTTTGCATAATTTGGTGGCCATCCTCCATAAGCTAAAGCAGACGTCGTAGTTCCATTTGCTGCTAAAAGTCTTCTAGCAGTATTTACATCTGCTATTTCAGTCCAACTTGATCCATCCCAAGATTCAACTGATGCTGTTAGTGAAGGAACAGGATAACCTGCAATAGCTAGAGCAGCTGTACTTGTAGCTCCTGCTGACCCAAACATCATTCTAGCTGTGTTTAAATTATTTACTTCTGTCCAAGATGATCCATTCCATGTTTCTGTATTATTATATGAAGTATCAGGAGGAGATGTAAAACCACCAAATATTACGGCAGACGTGCTATCAGCACCAGCTCCTCCAAGACCATATCTAGCAGCATTCACATTATTTACTTCTGTCCAAGAAGATCCATTCCAAGTCTCTACATTTACTGTAGGTGAGTTTGGTGAAACTATTCCTGTAGCAGCTATACTTGAAGTTGATGTTCCTGATCCTGCAAGCTGTTGTCTTGCAGTATTTATACTTGTATTAGTTCTCCACGCAGCAAACACGTTTGGTGCAATATATTTAGTAACATTGTCCGTTTCATTATACCATAGCTGTCCCTCTATCGGGTTATCAGGGTTAGTGGTATAGTCCCGAACTTTAAGTCCTCTTATTTCTTTATAAGTTGACATTTAAATTTTTACTCCTCTAATATTACGTCAACAGGCCTTGGGTTCATAGGATCAGCTTTTTGTTCGTCAGTCTGAGCATCCCATGCAGCTTGTGCCGCTTGAACCTCTGCATCAACTAAT